ATCCGCCATTAATAACCAAACCCGTTCCTTGGAGCCGAATAAAATGATCGATGATAAATTGAATGAAATCTTCGATATAGAGTCTACACCAAATCAATCAGATATCATTAAAAATGTCCCACCAGTACGAGAAGATATTGATGAAGATGTTGAAGCAGCAAAAAAGATACATCGTGATCTAATGGAAAAATCACAAGATGCTTTAGATAATCTGATTGAATTTGCAAAAGCATCTGAATCACCACGTGCATATGAAGTTGTTGCCAATCTTATTAAGACGACTTCAGAAGTTGCAAAAACACTAGTAGAAATCAAGAATAAAGAAACAAAAGCTAAACCAGAAATTCAGAATAATACACAGAATAATCTTTTCGTCGGTTCAACTGCAGAATTACAGAAGTTCTTGAAAGAACAAAAAGAAGATGTTTAATACAGGTGATAAGAATTATTATCTAAATCCACAAATAAAAAGATCTGGATTATCGGAAGAATACACCACAGAACAGATTCAAGAGTATGTTAAATGTTCACAGGATCCAATATACTTTATAGAAAATTATGTAGAGATTAATTCTCTTGATAGAGGATTCGTGAAATTCAAAACACGTGGTTATCAACAAGATCTAATAGAAAAATACCATAAAAATAAAAAGAATATTGTACTTTCAAGTAGACAGAGTGGCAAATGTTTGAGTATAAATACCAATATACGCTTGAGAAATAAAAAAACAGGCGAAATCATGGAAATGACTATTGGAGAATTTTATGAAAACTGTAAGAAAGAACTGTCTGGAGTGTAATATAGAATTTGAAGGTCATGCTAATAAGAAATTCTGCACACATGCATGTCGAGATAAGTTATTTGAAAGAAATAAAAACGAACGAATAAAACAAAATATTCCAAAATCAAATCAAGTTATATGTCAAATTTGCGAAAAAGTTTTAATTGGTGGAGGAATACAAAGTCATCTGACCACACATAATACAAATTTATCTGAGTATAAGAATAAATTTCCTGAAGTTAAGGTATATGGCGACGATTATCTTAAAAAACTATCCAATAATATTTCTGGGGAAAGGAATCCTGGATATAAACATAATGGAAAATTATCTCCATTCTCAAAAAATTTTGTTAAATATCAAAAAAAATCTGACGAAGAAGTAACTAAAATTATTTCTGAAATGGCTTCTAACGCACAACAAAAATCGAAAGAAAACGGAAATCTTGCAGTAACTATAGAATATTATATTAAACGTGGTTATACAGAAGAAGAAGCAAAAAATCTTCTTAAAAAACGTCAAACAACCTTTAATAAAGATATTTGTATTGAAAAGTATGGTAAAGAAAAAGGAATTGAACGTTGGAATATAAGACAAGAAAAGTGGTTAAAATCTTATAAGAAAAATAATTTTTCTAAAATTTCACAACAATTATTTTGGCCTATAAGCAATAAATTGAATGATATATCTAACATTTATTTCGCAGAACTAGATAAAGATAAACAAAAAGATTCTAGTGGTGTTAATCATGAATTTCGTTTAGTATTTCTTAATAAAACTATTCAACCAGATTTTATTGACATAAAGAACAAAAAAATTATTGAATTTGATGGTGATTATTGGCACGGTAAAGAATATTCGAACGAACGGGAACAACAAAGAGATAGGCTGATATATGATAATGGTTATGAAGTTATGCATGTAAAAGAGTATCAATATAAAGAAAATCCAGAAAAAATAATAAACGAATGCTTAAATTATCTGACACAGTAGAACGAAAATTTATTGAAACTATTGATATTTCTGATTGGGAAATTGAAACCGATACTGGTTTTGAAGAAATTTCCCAAATTCAGAAAACAATAGAATATGATGTCTGGTATTTAGAAACAGAATCTGGATTGTTTCTAGAATGCGCAGATGACCATATTGTTTTTGATGAAAATTTTAATGAAGTTTTTGTTAAAAATTTAATTCCAAATATTTCTTATATCCAAACAAAAAATGGAATAAGTTTAGTTACTAAAATTATTAACACTGATGTTAGTGAAAACATGTATGATATTACTGTTAATTCAGAAAATCATAGATATTATACAAATAATATTCTTTCACACAATACAATCACTACTGCATCATTCATTCTTTGGTATATATTCTTTAATCCTGATAAGAATGTTGCAATTCTAGCAAATAAAGCTGCAGTAGCAAGAGAAATTCTAGCAAGAATAGTTGCTTCTTTCGAACGAATACCATTCTTCTTACAACCTGGTGTTAAAATTCTAAATAAAGGTTCTGTAGAATTGGGTAATTCTTCTAGAATAATTGCATCTGCAACTTCATCATCCGCAATTCGTGGTTTTTCAGTTTCGTTACTTTATCTAGATGAATTTGCTTTCGTAGATAATGCGGAAGAATTCTTTAGATCAGTTATTCCAACAATTTCATCTGGCGAAACAACAAAAGTTATTATTTCATCTACACCAAATGGGTTGAATCTTTTCCATAAATTGTGGAAAGATGCTATAGATGGAAATAATGATTATGTACCGACAGAGATAACTTGGGATCAAGTTCCAGGAAGAGACGAATCTTGGAAGAATCTACAAATTGCGCAACTCGGAGAACATGGATTTAGACAAGAATTCGGAAATGAATTTCTTGGATCTTCGAATACTCTAATTTCTGGATATAAATTGCAATCTCTAACTTGGGAAAAACCAAAATTAGATTCTGATTCTTTAATTATTTTGGAAGAACCTATTCAAAATCATAATTATGTAATTTCAGTAGATTCTTCTAGAGGAGTCGAAAATGATTATTCAGTTGCAATTGTTATCGATACAACACAAATTCCATATAAAATAGTTGCAAGATTTAAAGATAATACAACTAGACCAATACTTCTACCGAATATCATTGTTGATTTGGCAAAGAAATATAATATGGCATTTTTGTTAATAGAAAGAAATACAGTAGGTCAAACAGTTGCAGAATCCTGTTATTGGGATTTAGAATATGAAAATATATTCACAACTATTCCAGGAAAATCTGGACAAGAATTACGATCATCATTTTCAAAATCAAATAAAATCGGTGTTGAAATGACTTCACAAGTGAAAAGATTGGGTACTTCTATTCTAAAAACGCTTGTTGAAGAAGATAAGTTAATTAATTATACAGAAGATATTGTTAATGAATTATATTCATTTATTAATAAACATGGTTCTTGGGGTGGAGAAGCAGGAAAACATGATGATCTTGTTATGTCTTTAGTGTTGTTTTCTTGGGCGACAAACCAATCTTTCTTTAAAGAAATAACAAATTCTGATTTGCGCAAATCGTTTTTCGATTCACAGGAAGAAATGGTAGAAGAAATCTATTCTTTTGCTGGAATTACTACTGGATCTGAAGAAGAAACTGCAGATAATTCTTGGTTAATTTAGAAAACCCTTTTTTTATAAATATAACTAGAAATATATATTCGAAAGAATAAAAACCTCTCAACAAGGAGAAAAATAATGGCTTTTCAGCTTAGTCCAGGCGTAAATGTTTCTGAAATTGATTTAACAACTACGGTTCCTGCAGTTGCAACTTCAATTGGAGCAATTGCTGGCGCTTTCCAATGGGGCCCAGTTTTAGAAATAAGAACAATTTCTTCAGAAATTGAATTAATAGATACTTTCTTTAAACCAAATAACACTGTTGCAGATACTTTCTTTTCTGCAGCAAATTTCTTACAATATTCTAATGCTCTAAGAGTTGTTAGAAATGTTGGTACTGATGCTAGAAATGCAACAAATGGCGCTTCTGGTATTTCCGGATTGACTATTGCAAATGCTGGTGTGTCAAATAATATGGCACCAGGAACTTTTGCATTATCATTTACAGGTGCTACTGGAGCAGGTTCTGGTGGTGCTGGTACTGCAACTCTATCTTATGGTGCAACAGGAGTAATTGTTTCTGCAGTAACTCTGACAAATGCAGGATCAGGATATACTTCTGCTCCAACAGTTGGTATTACAGGTGCTACAGGATTTACTACAAATTTCTCTATCACAGCATCAACTGCAAATACTTTAATTATTAAGAATGAAACTGATTATCAACAAAATTATATTTCTGGTTCAGCTTCAGCTGCTGGTACTTGGACTGCAAAGTATCCAGGAATCTTAGGAAATTCTCTGCAAGTTTCAATTTGCGACTCTCAAACTTTTTCCAGTTGGACATATAAGAATGCATTTACAGTAACACCAGGAACTTCTGATTATGTATCTACTCGTGGTGGTTCTAATGACGAATTGCATGTTATTGTTATTGACGAAGATGGTGCGTTTACTGGAACGCCAGGAACAGTATTAGAAAAATATGCTTTCTTATCAAAAGCTTCTGATGCTAAGACTGAATCCGGAGAAACTAATTATTATGCAAATGTAATCAATACCAAGTCACAATATATCTGGTGGACTAATCATCCTTCAGCTGGTGTTGATTGGGGTTCTGCCTCAACTGGTATTGCATTCGATCTATCCGGTCCTCTAACTGCTTCATTATCTGCAGGAGTTGATGCAAATACATTAACTAATGGCGGAATCCAAGCTGGTTATGATCTATTTGCTGATCCAGAAACTATTGACGTAAATCTAATTATTGGCGGATCAGTAAATACTACTGTCGGAACTTATCTAGTCCAATCTATTGCAGAAAATAGAAAGGATGCTATTGTGTTCTTATCACCAGCCAAATCAGATGTTGTAGATAATAAAGGACAAGAAGTAACTGACATTTCAACAACTCGAACTGCACTACCTTCATCATCTTATGCTGTTGTTGATTCTGGTTGGAAGTATCAATACGATAAGTACAATGATGTATTCCGCTGGGTTCCTCTAAATGCAGATATTGCTGGTCTATGTGCTAGAACTGATCAAACTAACGATCCATGGTTCTCGCCAGCTGGATTTAACAGAGGAAATATCAAAAACGTTGTGAAGTTGGCATTCAATCCAGATAAGGCTGATAGAGATGATCTATATAAGATCGGCGTCAATCCTGTGGTAAATTTCCCAGGACAAGGCACTATCTTATATGGAGATAAGACTCTTCTTTCTAAGCCTTCTGCTTTCGATAGAATCAATGTTCGTAGATTATTCATTGTTCTTGAAAAGGCAATTGCAACTGCTTCTAAATTCTCTCTATTTGAATTGAACGACGAATTTACTAGAGCACAATTTATTGGATTAGTTGAACCTTATCTACGAGATGTGCAAGGCAGAAGAGGAATTATCGATTTCAAGGTCGTTTGCGACGAAACTAATAATACTCCTCAAGTAATTGATTCTAATTCATTCGTTGGTGATATCTATATTAAGCCAGCAAGATCTATCAATTTCATTCAATTGAATTTCGTAGCTGTCAGAACTGGCGTGGAATTTTCTGAGATTGTTGGACAATTCTAATGATGGGAGGAGAAATCCTCCCATTTCTAACGAATAAATAAGAATAAAGGATTTAAACACATATGCCATTTAACTTAACAAATTTCAAAGGAGCGTTTGCTGCAGAAGGCGCAAGACCTACTCTGTTTGAAGCAGATGTTTTTGGAGGAGGGATTGGTCCAGACTTCAAATTCCATTGCAAGGCGGCACAATTACCAGGAAAGACAATAGGAATTGTTGAAGTTCCTTATTTTGGTAGAAAAATTAAAGTACATGGTGATCAAACATTTGCTGAATGGACTGTAACTGTGATGAATGAAGAAACATTCAATGTCAGAAACACATTCGAAAGATGGATGAGTGGAATTAATGCTCATGTTAGAAACGTGAAAACTGATGGTGGTTATAAATCAACTACAGCTCAAGTTCGTCAATATACAAAAGAAGGAACTGTAATAAAGAGATATAATTTCGTCGGAATATGGCCTTCTGATATTGCACCAATAGATGTTTCTTGGGAATCTAATGATACAATTGAAGAATTTACAGTAACT